TGTAAGTTCTTTATTTTTGTATATCTTCATCTGTCTTTTCCTTTAATAGTTTGTCCAAAAGTTTCACTTGTTTCTCCGCCACTTCGAGTTTCTTGGAGGTAAATCTTTCTCTTAATCTTTCAAAAAACCCTTTTGAAGAATCTTTAATCTGTCTAATTTTAGAATTTGCTACTCTAAAGGCATATTTCTCTGCTTGTTCGGTGTTGCCTGTTTTTGCGAGCATGTAACGATAAGCGTTGTTCCATATATTTTTCCATGCTGTCTGTTTGGTTGTTGACATTTTCTTTATATACTCCGGCAATGATGTCAAAGTATTATAAGGAGCTGTAACCAAATCATATTTTTCTACTGTTGCAACAAATGCAGAAGAATTTTGGTCTAACCATTCTTTCGCCAATTTATCAGTCCACTTTTCTTTTAAGAAAAGATATGATTGTATTGTAGTAGTTTTTGCTCCTTTGATTTTTCCTACTATAGCTTTAATACCTTTTGAGGGAGAAAGTGTAACAGTTCTAAATGATTTCTCCTCGAATTTATTTGGTTCGACCTGACGATAACGAAGATATTTTTCTGTAACTCTAACTTTTTTCTTTAATGCTGAAAGTTCAAGTTCATCTTCAGAAGAATTAACCAATTCATCTTCTATTATATCGCCATCTGTAGAAGCATTGTTAAAATTTTGTTTCTCAATACCTTGTCTGTCTGGCAATACATTGTCTTGGGGAGTTCCGTCCGGATTTGTACCCTGAACATCGATACCTTTATCTTCTTGATTTTGGGTAATCTGTGGATACATTGTATAATCTGTACCGTCTTTTGCTTCTTTCTCTCGACGATAAATTTCTGTTCTGAAATCTACTTCTCCGACGAGTTCAGCATATGTTCTCTTTGAGAGACATCCTCTATCGTATAGAGAACGTATTGAGGTCTTAAACTCATCTGACATAAATGCTTTTACTGGTGAAGAACAAACGTAGAATTCAGAGTTTGTATATTTTATATGTGTGTCGTTCTTATATTTAATTAATACAAGAAGTTGTTTCATAATATCTTTAAAACTCTCAACGCCTGAATTCACTTCCTGAATAAATGCTTTCGGATTAAGAGTTGATTCACGTCTGGTAGAACTTACACCTTGAATAACATCGATAAATCCGAGACCGGATAAAATATTACGCTCCGCCTGTTCAAATAATGCCGGAGCGAATATAGTAGATAGGTCTGGTATAAAATGTTTGAGGTCTTCATCAAAATTTGTTACTCTAATAGGAGTCTTTATTTGTTTATCGCCCAAACTTGTAGTCTTCATCTCGGTCATCAAGTCTTGAAATTGATTTGCTATAGTCTGTAATTCGGGTTGACTATATGTTTTTCCCTGTTGAGCAAGAGCTTCACTTCCTTTTTTGGCAAGAAGTAAATAAGGTATAATCTGGTCAAGAATTTCAGTTTGTTTTGATTTAAGAGACCTTATAATTTCAGCATTATGATAGATACCTCTCTTTATAAGGTAAGGAGTCGGATACTTATCAAACCAACGTCCATATGGACGATTGATAATAGCCGATTTGGATGTGATTGCCTGTTTTGCTTCGCCTACAAAATACTGATAACTATCTATTGATAAATCATTTGTTTGGTCATCGGTGTCTTTCGCCACGATACTTCCACCATCTACAAAAAACATTTGAGTAGGGAGTATTAAATCTGTGCCGGGAACTTTTCCCCACTTCGCTATTTGCAGTACAGCAAAGGATGAACCTTTCCAACGTTCTTTAAAATATTCTTCGGCTAATGCCTTGATACCCATAGGTACTGTACCTACGTCTATATTGACTGTATCGAGCCATTCCTTAAATATTTCGTTAAATTTTTCGCTATTGGTTTCAATAGTGAAATCTACTTTGGCACTATTAACCGCAAAATCTGTAAGCACATCTACAAGACCAGTAACATCGTCTTGTAACATAACTCTAATGGCTTGACATTGAGCTTTGTATTCTTGAGGAGTTACTATTTTTTTAAGTAACAGAGAAAATAATGCATTGGCAAGGAAACTTATGTCCATTTTAATTCTCCTTAAATGTTTCGTTCAGTCTTTGAATTTCTTTTTCTAAATATTTTAAAATTTCTGGACGATTTTCCAATTGATACTTTACTAATTCCATCTGTAAAAAATATTGGAAACCGTTTATATATTCTTCTCTGGTTATTTGTAATTCTTCTTGTTTCTCAAATATTGCACGCCATTTATTTTTATCAATATTCATTTGTTTCGGTTTTATCCAATTACTTACGCCGATGCCAGCATTTTGTGCTAATTTTGGAGTGCTGTTAAAATCTTTTTTGAACCACACGCATATTGAAAAGACTTTAAATGCATCGAATACGTGGTCGCCATCTTCGCTCACGCACGCATACACTGTTCTTGTACCAACTGTGCGAGCAATGACACTATTGATTTGTTTCTCTAATTTAAAATCATTCGGCATTAAGATACGACCTTCATATAAAAGTGATTTTAGATGACGTACTCCCCATTCCGACATAAATTCATCAAGGGGTATTGGTTTGCCATTTTCCAATAAAACTTTTCCGTTATCATCTTTCTTCCAATCGACACCGATTTTTTCTGCTCCGGAATAATAAACTAAACTATTCTTCGGATATTTCTTTTCCAATCTACGATAGATAGCACGACCTGTTCCATCGCCACAATCTATCCCGATGACGTTGGCTTGTAACTTTTGAATAAGCCAATCAAAAATTTCGAATTGTTCGTCATCTTTTAAACTGTAAAGTGCAATGCGATAAAGATAATGGTATTTATCGCCAATCTCTCCAAGAATAACGAGTTCGCTTCCGCCAGCTCCGTCGCCTATATCTGAAGCTATAAAAATTCGCTCCACATTCTTTGGTCGTTCAACAACTATCAGATTTTTGAAGTAGAAAAAGGATTCTTTTTTAATTTCAAAAACTTTTAGTTCGACTTTATTATTTATGTACGGCTCGATTCGAGCAATGTCAAACTCGCTAATTCCGTCTTCACAAACTTCACCATTCACGAATATTCGATAGTTCAACGAATCTTGCCCTCCGTACTCTTTTTGTCTATTCTTATCTTCCTTGTCATCGAATGTTGGATTGACAGATTGAGGAAGATTCATAATTTTATTCTTGTTCTCCGGGTCGTAGAATGATTTTCCTGCCGGAGTGAACCGGGTGAAATTTGTCATTCCACTTATTCGAAGAACCGCACCAACTTCCGATAAGGAATCTTTTCTCTTATCATATGCCTTATCAGTTTCAAGCGATGCTTCTTCAATCCAGAGTTTTTTAACGTGCTTACCGAACCACTGTCGTCCGGCATCTTTAGAAGCCACGTTCATGTTAATTCCTTGCAGTAGCCATCCATTCTTTGCTTCAAGCTCATATTTTGGTGATGCTCGGAATCTTCGCTTATACATATGCAAAATTGGATGGAACGAAATCGCTCTCGTAACAACATCCAGTATATCTTGCAAATGTATTGCGTCCGCCGAACTGAATCCACACCAATAATTTGAATCATGTAGCATTGATAAACAAATGTCAACCTTCTCGGTAATTAACGACTTTCCAAATTTACGTCCGCCGTAATTATACACATCTCCAGCTCCCTTACGAAGTTCGAATTTCTCTTTGGTAGAGAGACCCTTTACTTCTGTATCGACAAAAGGTTCTGAAGATAGCATAGGATACTGATACATCCTTAACTCGGAAAGCGAATCCAACTTAAACTCTGAAAGATTGTCGAGACATGAGAACATACTCTCCGTCATACAAACAGGAGTATGCCAGTTTTGCATAAACAAAAGTTCTTTTTCGTTTATCTTTTCTGTTATCACGTTTCTCTTTCTTTCTCGGTTTGGATATTACATCGATATAACGGCGAGAATTTACTTTACTCTGAAGGGGAGTTCGGTTTCAAGTAAATTTTAGACTCCAACCAATTTACAAATTTTTCGGAGCATCCAAGTACTTCGGCAACGTCCGCCTTTGTAATCTTGTTTGCTTTATATAGTTCCCAAAGCTTTTTATTTCCCAAAACTTTTGACTCGAAATATGGATGCTTCATGGTTTCCCAATATTCGGATTTCATGTAAAGCAAAACCATCTTCGAGCAGTGTGGACATGCAAATGTTCTGTCTTGATTCTCTAAACACCATTTTTTAAATTTATCTTCTAATTGCTGAATATATTTGAAACCATCATCGCCTTCATGATTATTTAATAAACCTAATTTTTCTTTAAGTGAAAGAACTTGTTCCAAATTTGTATTCATTGCATCGACGACGTATTTAGGAACTGCAACTTCTTTTTTATCTTCTTCTTTTAGTGTTTTGTTCTTTTTTTCTGTAGCCGATTTTTTATCTTCTATCTCAATTTTAAATCGCTCCTGCATTATTTCACGATAGATGAGTTCTTCAAGTAATTGTAAATCGCTATAAGCCGTAATATGATAAATAGAGCAGTACTCGTCGAACTTTTCTTTGCCATGTTTAACTTCTGTTCGATTAAGTCCTACGCCTTTATATT